AACGAACAACGTGTACATGTCCTCCAGATCCGCCATTGCCTCGGCGTGCGCTTCCTCGCTGAGGGGGAAGTTGGGGTTGAAGTCGACCTTGTGGGCACCGGCGAAAAGCGGGGTGACCTTCAGGCCGATCTGTGCGTTGTTGCCGCTCCAGTCATGGTGGAAGCGGACCACACCTACCGACCCGACACCGCCGGTGCGGCTGATCCAGATCTCGTCGCAGGCAGAAGCGAGGGCGAAGCCGGCGGAGTACGCATGGTCATCGACCAGCGCATACACCGGCTTCCGGCCACGCGCCTCGAAGATGTGGTCCACCAGGTCGAAGCAGCCCGAGGCCATACCCCCCGGCGTATCCAGCCGCAGGATGATGGACGTCACCGCATCGTCGTTGAGCAGCTCATCGAAGGTGTCGCGCACCGCGGCATAACTCACCGGCCCGGGACCGCTGGCGCCGGGCATCGGCCGGTTGACCATTGCGCCGGACAGGTTGATCACACCGATCAGTTTCTGGGCGAAGCCCACCGGCTGCCCGTCGGCGCCGGACACTTCGAAGCGATCGGCCTTCAGCACGCTGTCGTCGCTGGTGACTTTCCCTTCCAGATAGCCGCCAACCAGTGCCTCGCCGATGGTCGGCTGCACCAGCAGCGGCTGATTGAGGACAGCGGCAGCGAGCGAGGCCACCACAGGCGCACGGCTGCCGCGACCCAGCATACGGGCCAAGAGGCCAGGCTTACTCGTCATCGTCATTCCCTTCATCGTTGTTGGCGCCAGGGGCGCCGGGTTCGTCGTCCTGCCGGGCACCGGAGGCGTTCGTACGCCTCGGGTCGCTGTCGTAGCAAAGCCCGGCCGCGTCTGCGCGTTCGTTGTCCAGTGCCTGCTCGGCGTCGACCTGTTCGGGATCCTCGCCAGCGCCCAGCACCACTTTGCTGCGTGATTTGAAGCCCGCCCGCACGGCCTTGAGTTCGGACGTCACGTCCTGCACCGGGTGGCTCCACGGCCAGCCCTCGGGCACCCACAGGGTTTCGGTCACGTCGTCGCGAAGGGCCGCATAGCGCGGCACCTTCAGCAGGCCCGACAGCACCGCCTGATCCATGAAGGCGTCGCGCACCCGCTGGCAGAACATCGGGATCATGAAGAGCCACTGGTCCTGCTCAATCACCCGGCGGAACTCGTTGAGGATCAGGCGCAGCGCGCGGTCGGAGACGTTGCGCAGGTCGCCGGTGAGCACCTCGTAGGGCACGTCCTGGCTGGCACATATCGCCAACAGGTGCCCGCGCAGGAACTCGGCATAGTCCGAACCGGCGCTGGGCGGTGCGGCGAAGGTGACCTTGCGGCCCGGCGGCAGCTCCTGCAGTGTCCCGGGCTCGAGCCCACCGATGGCCGTACCGTCTGCATCCTCACCGGTGATCAGGTCGCCGATGGCCTCGCCGTCTTCCCCATCCGCGTTTGCGTCGGTGGTGATGAAGCCTGCGAACAGGTTGGCCAGCGCCTGCCGTTCCAGCACCGCATCATCGAGGCGGTCCAGGTTGAACATGCGCAGGAGAGCCGGAGCAGAGCCGGGCACGCCCCGCATCGCACCCGCACGGTTCGGTCGGTACAGGTGCAGCACCTGGTCCGCCGGCACGCGCACCAGCTCGTTGCCGTTGACGGTGAGCTGCAGGTCGCCGGGGTGCTCCCGGTACATCCAGTAAGCCACGCGGCGGCCGATGCTATCGATCTCGATGCCCTGCCGGATCACGTTGCCGTTGCTGGCCACGCCGTTGTAATGCTGCGGGCACTGCTCCGATTCGATCAGCTGCACCTGCAGCGGCACTGGCAAACCGTCCTCCGGCCGTCGATACCGGATGCGGGCGAACACCTCGCCGGCCTCCTTCCATTCGCGCCAGGCCAGCGCCTGCAGGCCTTCCCACACCAGAACGCCATCGGCATCAGCGTACTTGCCCCAGCGGGTCCACAACTTGGTGACCTTCTTCTTGTGCTCCTTCGTGCCCCAGATGGGCTTTGCCTGGATACCGGTGGCGATGCCGTTGGACACGCTCTTGTTGAGCGCGCTGACCATCCACGGGTCGTTTCGGGCCAGGTGCCGGGCCCGCGCCAGCAGCGTCGGCAGGCCCAATAGCGATGCGTTGGGCCCGAGCGACGTCGGTCGGAAGGTACGGCCGTTGCCGGCGGCGCGGTAACTGCTCTCGGCGGTATCAAACATTGCCGGTCCCCGATTGGTAGAGGCGCACGATGCGACGACGACGCGGCGCACCTGCGGCTTGACCCAGCTCGTCGCGCATCTGCTTCAGCAGGCGGCGCATTTCCACCAGGCTCTGGTAAGTCACGGTGCGGTCGGCATATCGGACGCTCAGCACGCCGGCCGCGATCGCGGCCTCCAGTTGTTCCACTTGCTTGTTGGTGAATGCCATTTCAGCGTCCCAGGTACTTGCTTCGGATGACGCGGCGAGTGCGCGTACGCGGCATTGGCGCCGGCGCGATGTCGTCTGCCCTCACGTCAGGGTTGTCGTCCCACGGCGCGGCCCATGCCGGCGGCGCGGTCCAGTTGATGGCCGGAACCTTCAGCCACAGCGCCATGCCCTCGGCATAGCCGCACAGGTCGAACGCCTCATTGCGTCGCTTCGCCAGGTTCTCCCAACCCTTAGCGGTGCGCGATTCCGCCGTCAGCTCGGCGTAGAACGCCTCTGGCAGCCAGTCGGGGAAGTGGTAGTAGCCCGGCCCGGGCTCGGCCCGCTTCACGTTGGCGTCTACGGTGTCCTTGAGCCTGTCCACGTTGAGCAGCAGCTGCGGAACATCACCCTTCGACCCTGATTTGCGGTCACGGCGCTTGCTGCTGTCGGGGAAGGTCTCGCGGAACAACCCGCCCTCGCGGCGAGCATCGCCCTTGATCAGTCTGACCCTGGCGTGCAGCTTCCGGGCCTTGAGCGAACGCCAGAACTCCAGCGCGCGCACCGAGGTGCCCGACTTGCCGCCCCAGTCGATGCCCACGGCGTGGACTGGCATGCTGCGGCCGGTGCCATCGTCCAGCGGGTAGCGACGGCTGATGACCTTCTCGACCAGGCGTTCCCAGTCTTCGAGGTACTTCGGAGGGTCCAGCGGCAGGAAGCCGCCCGAGCCATCCTCGCGCTTGGACGTGCGCAGGGTGAAGGAATCCACCACCCAGCGCTCCAGCTGCCCGGATTCACCGATTCCGAAGCCCAGTACCAGCACGACGAAGCGGTTTGCCTGGACGTCGACCTCTCCCAGCAGGAAGCGCACCCCAGCGGGCACAGCACCAGCCGGCCAGACCTCGGCGCGCTCCTGCATCTCGTTCGGATCGCTGGCCGAGCGCGCCGCCATCGGCACGTAGTTGATCGCACCGTCCACGTTGTGTGTGGTCTTCAGCGGGCGCTCTTCACCGGTGGTGGCGAAGGTGCGTAGCGCCTGGAGGTAGCGCTCGATCAGCGATTCCCAGGACTGGTAGGACGCGGCGACACCGCCGAGCCAGTAGCTGGCGATGCGCGCCTCCGGGCGTTCACCAGTGACCGTGCCGTCGGCGTGCACGAGCTGGCCCTCCGCAGCCCAAACGCCGCCGCGGTTCATCCCATCCTTCCACCGGTGCTGCAGCCCCACGCCGCAGTGCGGACAGTGCAGCAGCGAGTAGTGCCGCGCCATCTTCTGCACGTCGTCCAGCACCACCCGCTCGAGCAGGTCCTCCATCGGCGGCAACGCGAAACCGTCATAGCCTGGTGCCGCCTGAAACCGCTCCCCGCACTCCGGGCAGGGCCAGTACCAGCGCCGGCGGTCACCGCGCGCATACAGCGCGGCGATGCCGGCTGCAGGTGGGCCTTGGTGCGGGTTCAGCGGCTTCCAGGCGCCGTCGGCGTAGTCGGTTGCCGGGCTCGATTCGGCCACCACCATGCCGGCAGACATGTAGGTCTGCGTGCGCTTCAGGCCCAGGCCGAAGCACTCATCGATCGTCAGGTCGCCGGTGTAGTTGTCCACGTCCGTCATCAGGACGTCGTGGATGTCCTTGCCGGACAGCACCGATACCGATGGCCAGCCCATGCGCAACGACATTCCCGACCGGAAGAACTTCAGCAGGATGTTGTCGTC